GCCCGACCGCGCCGCTTTGGCACGGGCGGCGCAGGTGGCTATTTTGGGCGGCGGTGCCGCCTGAAATATTTTTAGCGAAGTAACCCCGCCGCAGCTGCGGCACTATTTTTTTGAAAAGGAAATGTAATGTCTCAACACATTCAAGCCCTGCGCGCCAAGCGCGACCAATCTGCCGCCCTGTTGCAAAACTTGGTGGACAAAGACAAAACCCCGGAATGGACTGCCGACTGCCAGGCGAAATATGACCAGGCAATGGCCGACATCGCCCAAATCGATGCCGAAATCAAGCGCCACCACGATGCCATGAACGCCATCGGCGCGGGGGTGAGCGATGAAGACCGTAACCGCTTCACGCTGGACAACAGCCGCCAAGCCGGCGACAACCACGCCTTGCGCGCCTACCTGACCGGCGGCTTGCAGGCGCTGACTGCCGAACAACTGCAGGCGCACAGTGCCCGCCGCAACCCGGATATTCAGGGCGCCATGTCCACCAGCACCGGCAGCGAAGGCGGCTATACCGTAGCCACCGAATACTACCGCCAGCTGACCGAAGCCATGAAGCAGAGCGGTGGCATCCGCTCGGTGGCGCGCATCCTGCAAACCAGCACCGGCGCGCAAATGCTGTTCCCCACCGCCGACGCCACCAGCGAGGAAGGCGAAATCGTGGGGCAAAATGCAGCGGTGGGTGCGGCAGATACCACCTTCGGGCAAATCAGCATCGATGTGTACAAATACTCCTCCAAAAAAATTGCCCTGCCATTCGAGCTGATTCAGGACAGTATGTTCGACATTGAGGCGTATATTCAGGCGCTGCTGGCGCGCCGCATCGGACGCATCACCGACAAGCATTTCACGGTGGGCACCGGTACCGGCCAGCCTAAAGGGCTGATTACTGCCGCTACTGTGGGCAAAGCAGGCAAAACCGGCCAAGCCACCACCATCACTTACGATGACTTGGTGGATTTGGAACATTCGGTCGACCCGGCCTACCGCAACGGCGGCGCTGTGGGCTTTATGATGCACGATGCCACGCTGAAAGAGCTGCGCAAGCTGAAAGACAGCGACGGCCGCCCGATTTTCGTACCCGGCTACGAACAGGGTAACCCCGGCGGCGCGCCTGACCGCTTGTTGAACCGCCCGATTTACATCAATCAGGCGATGGACCCGATGAAAGCCAATGCCAAATCGGTAGCCTTCGGCGATTTCTCCACCTATTTCATCCGCGAAGTGATGGATTTAACCCTGTTCCGTATGGCGGATTCGGGTTTTATCACGAGCGGGCAAATTGGCTTTATCGCCTTCAACCGCCAAGGCGGCAACCTGATTGACGTGGGCGGCGCAGTGAAGCTGTATCAAAACAGCGCCAGCTAAACCGGATAAGGCGGGGCAACCCGCCTTTATTGGCTCTTTTTTGGAGATAAAATCATGGCAAAAAACAAAGGAAACCCAGCCGATGAGGCAGAAAAAGGCGCTACCGCGCCGCTGCCGCCCGGCAACGAAAGCAACCTGCCAGAGGATACGCCGGCAACAGACACGCCGGCAGAGGGCGGCGAAAACCCCGCGGCAACGGGCGGTGATACCGCCCCTCTGCCGGAAAATCCGCCTGCTCAGCCGGGCGAAACCGTGGCTGACAAGCCGACCGAGACCACCACGCCGCCGCAGGACGGATTGTTCGGCAGTGGCGGCACGGTGCGGGCAAGGGTGATTTGCGCCGGGACGTTTGGCGCGGTGGATGACGTTGTGGAAGTGGCAGCAGAGTTGGCGGCGCAGTCGGACGAGCTGGATGCCGACCCGGCGGCAGTCGCTTACGCGGAGAGCCTGCAACATGGCCTTGCTTGATTTGGTGAAGGCCCACCTGCGCATCGACGGAGACGAGCACGATACGCTGCTGCAACACCTGATTGCCTCGTCCACCGCCGAATGCCGCCGCTTTACCGGGCTGAAGGCCGATGCCGCCGAACTCTCCGAGCCGGACATCCAAACCGGCATCCTGCTGGCGGTGCAGGCGGATTTTGACGGCAACCCGGCGCAGCGCACGGTGTATTTGCGCGCGGCGCAGGCGTTGTGGACGCCGTTTTGCCGCCAGTTCGGCGTGTGAACGGATTTCAGGCTACCTGAAATTTCAGGTAGCCTGATTGGTTTAGCCGGTGATGACGCGGCTGATGAGGTGAGTATTGGCTTTTAATAGCAGTATTGATAAGATAGTTAGCACCTTAAAGCTCGGGAATATACTAATGAAGTTTATGGTGTGGTTTGGGTTGTTGTTAGCGTTAGCGCCAACAAGTTTATGGGCTGAAACCCAAGAGAAAATAGAACAGTCCAAATATGAATTTGAATATGATGACCGAGAGTGCCGACGAGCTGCTTATTTCGCCAAAATGCTAATGTGGCAGCGGCAGCATAATTGGTCAGTGGTGGATTCATTGAACTGGGTCGATGAGCAAATAAGAACTCGACCTGATTTAATTATGGAAAGTGATCCCGCTTTAATTCACGCTATAAGAATGGCTTATATCACGACAACACGACAGGTTTATTCTTATCCTGTAGAAATCTTGGAGTACGATAAACACCGTGTGATTACCGAGTTTGAGCTAGAACGGTACGAGGGGTGTACTGGAACATTAGTCAGATGATTTATTCTAGGTTAGAGGCTACCTGAAATTCAGGTGGCCTTTTTTGTTGGGAGCAGGCAATGCGGGCAGGCGAGCTGAATACGCGGGTGACGGTGCAGCACAAGGTGAAAACCGCCGATACGAGCGGCGCGACGGTGTGGGATTGGCAGGATATGTTGCAGCTGTGGGCGGATGTTCGCCATGTTTCCGGGTTGTCCAAACTGAAGGCGGATCAGGAAATCAGTGTGGTGCGTGCCAGCGTGCGCATCCGTTTCCGGCGCGATATTGACCACACTATGCGACTGAAGCTGCCGCACGGGGCGGTGTACGACATTAAAGCGGTGCTGCCGGACGAGGAAAAGCGCCGCTTTGTGGATTTGGTGTGCGAGAAGGCGGAATAAATGCTGGAATTGGATGTGGACTTATCGGCCGCACTGGGACAGCTGGACGGTTTGGCGGAGCGGGTGGGGCAGGAATTGCGCCCGGCTACGCTGGCCGGGGCTATGCTGGTGCGGCGCGAAGCGGAAGAACGGGCGCCGAGGAGCGAAGCAGCGCACTGGTTTTACAGCCGCCGGAACAAAGACGGCACGGCCGGGCGTAAATACTTATTTGCGCCGGGCAGCCTGAAAAAGGCAATCTATATCCGGCACATCGACGAAAACAGCCTGAACGGGCAGAGAGAGGAATACAAAATCGGCTGGCGCAAGAACCCGTCGAACAAAGGCTATGTGCCCTATGCGCACATGGTGGAATACGGCACGGTGCGCACGCCTGCGCAGCCGTTTTTGCGCCCGGCCTTTGATGCGATGCGTAAGCAGGCGGAACAGTTGATTATCGAGCGCATTAAGGAGGCGGCTCGTGGAAAAGACCATTATTGATGCCATCCGCTCGGCGCTGCCGACGGTGGAGGTGTATCACGATTTTGCGCCGGATAATGCCGGCAGCCCGCTGGTGGTATTGCAGCGGGTGGGCGGCGCGGGCAATCTGTTTATGGACCATGCCACGCCGGGCGGCTACCAAATCCGGCTGCAGCTGGCGGTGTGGGCAGTTTCGCGGCTGGAGGCGGTGTCGCTGTCGCTGCGTATCGAACAGGCGCTCACTGCCCTGCCCGGGGTGGCGCCGATCGGCGCGGCGCAGGCGGATTATGATGCGGAAACCGAACTGCGCGGGATGCGGCAGGATTTTTATGTATTGGAATAAGCAGCGTTTGGCTGCGTAAGTTTGTTTGGCTGTTCGCCGTGGGCGGTCAGCTTTTTTTGTGCCCGTTGCGGGCGTTTTTTATGGAGTAGTGAATTATGGCTATGACTTTGCCGAACGGTTCGACCGTGTTTATCGCAACCGAAATGGAAGCGGAAAAACCCTTTACCGGCGCCAGCAATGCGGCGGAATGTGTGCTGACTGCCACGGCACACGGCCTGCAGAACGGCGATTATATCTTGGTGACCAGCGGCTGGGGCGATTTGAACGGCTGTGTGTTTAAAGTGGGCGATGTGCAGGCTAACACCGTGAAGCTGATCGGCATCGATACCACCAACCTAACCCGTTTCCCGACCGGCAGCGGCGGCGGCACGTTGAGCAAGATTAAAACGTGGCAGCAGCTGTTGCAGATTTTGGAATATTCCACCTCCGGCGGCGATCAGCAGTATTACGACTATGCCTTTATGGAAGACGGCATTTCGCGCCAGCTGCCGACCACGGTATCGCCCACGCAAATCAGTATCTCCCTGGGCGACGACCCGACCCTGCCCGGCTACCAGGCCGCAGTGAAAGCGAGCCGCTCGGGCAAGCAGGTGCCGTTGCGCCTGAACCTGAAAAACGGCAGCGTGGTTGTGTACAACGGCTATTTGTCGGTAAACGAGACGCCGACCACCACCATGAACGAGGGCATGAAGATTCAGGCTTCATACGCCATGAACGGCCGCCCCAACCGCTATCTCGGCTAAGGAGGGCTGAAATATGGCAAGCAAACTGAAGCTGCAACCGAACCCGACCTTTAAATGCAAGGTGGGAATTCCCGTACCGGGCGGAGAGCCGGTGCCGGTGGAAATCGAATACCGCCACCACTCTGTTTCCAGCATCAATAAGTTTTGGGAAGAACACGGCGGCGCTGCCAATGTGGAGGTGGTTTGGCTGTTGGTGGCCGGTTGGGATTTGGAAGATGAATACAACCGCGATAACCTGCAGGCGCTGCTGGATAACTATCCGGGCGCGGCGGCAGAAATCGTCGGTAGTTTTACCGCCGAACTGTATAACGCCCGCAGGGGAAACTGATTGCCGCCGCCCGCGCCCTGTATCGGCCGGAAGCCTCCGAAACGGAAATGGCGGCTTTCGGCCTCACGCCGGAGGATTTCGGCGAAGAGGATGTGGTGCAGGTGTGGCCGGACTGTTGGGCGGCGGTGCAGCTGTTTGCGGCGGTATCCACCCAATGGCGGGTGAGCATGGCCGGGGCTTACGGGCTGGACTACGCCGCGCTGTTCGGCGTGATGCAGGCGTGGGGTGTCCGCAAGAAAAAACGGGCGGAAATGCTGCACGATATTAGGGTGATGGAGCAGGCGGTATTGGAGATGTGGCAGGAGGGTAAAAATGGCTGATTCAGTGGTAACCATCGGCGCGGAAGTGTCCGGCCTGAAATCCGGTGTGGAAGAGGCTAAGGTATCGTTGCGCTCGCTGGCAGAAACAGCGGAGAAAGCTGGCCGCCGGGGCGCGGACGGGCTGGATAAAATCGGCCAAGGCGCGGGCGATAGCGCAAAAGAGGTGGAACGCGCCAACAAACGCCGCGAACGCTCCTATGCCTCACTGGAAAACGCTATCAAGCGCGATATTGCGGCGATGCAGGCCGGCGGCAAGGCCAGCCGTGCCTACTACGAGGCTTTGGCCGGGCAGCGCGGTTTGGATAAGGCCCGGCTGACGCCGCTGCTGCATGATTTGGAGCGGGCGCGCGAACTGCATTTGGCTAATGTGGCGGCGGCGCGGCAGCACAAGCAGATGGTGGGCAATATTTCGCTTGGGCAATATAACGCCGCTATGCGGCAGGTGCCGGCGCAGTTTACCGATATTGTGACCCAGTTGGCTGGCGGGCAAAACCCGCTGCTGGTTGCGTTGCAACAGGGCGGCCAGCTGCGCGACAGCTTCGGCGGCTTCGGCACGATGTTTCGCGGCCTGGCGGCCTCTATTTCGGTAAGCAAAGTGGCGATTGCCGGCGCGGGCGGGGCGATAGCCGGGCTGATGTATGCCATGTATCAAGGGGAAAAGGAAGGGCGTGAATACCAAAAGGCGCTGATCCTTGCCGGAGATAGCGCGGGCATTACCGCAGATCAGCTGCAAATCACGGCGCAGGCGGTGGGTAATGTGTCCGGCCACTATTCGGCAGCGCGGGAGGCGTTATTGCAGTTTGTGTCCAGCGGCAGGGTGGCGGCAGAGGATTATCAGCGTTTTGCGGAATCAGTGGTGCTGCAATCGCAGGCCACCGGCAAATCGGTGGAGGATTTGGCGGCTAAGTACGTGGAAATCGCCAACGACCCGCTCAAAGCGGTGGTGGATTTGTCGCGTACCTACCAAAGCATGACGGCGGATGTGTATGCCCAAGTGAAAGCTTTGCAAGAGCAGGGGCGCGAGCAGGAGGCGGTACGCTTAGTGCAGGGTAAATTCTCTGATGAATCGGCGGAGATGTCGCGCCGGGTGGTGGAAAACCTCGGCTCGATTGAGAAGGCATGGATTGGTATTAAAAATGCCGCCACCGGTGCGTGGGAGGGAATGAAGAGCATCGGGCGCGATCCAACGCTGGATGAGCAGATTAATGCCGCTCGCGGCAGGCTGAAGGAAGTGGAAGATGCGAAAGCTGCTGGTCGCCGGCCTTTGTATTCTGCCGCACAACAGCAGGAAGATAGGGAAACTATTGCCCGGCTGACACGGCAGAAGGCTGCCGATGATGCGGCGGCAAAACAACGGCAGGCGGATGCGGTTGCCCGGCATAAAAGCACTCAAACTATGGAGCGTATCGGCCGTGAATTCGAGGCCACCTTGTCGCCAATACAGAGGGCGCGGCAGGAAATCGAAAAAAACAACCGGGATTTGGCCGCCTTCGCCGCCGACCGCCACAATTCGCAGCAGGCAGTAGCCGATATGCGGCGAAAAATTGCCACCATCAACGACCAAAAAATGGCAGAGGCCAGACGGCAGGAGGAATCGCTGGCACGGCGTGAACAGCGGCGCAACCAGCAGCGCGGTGGGCGCAATCAGTTTGCCACCACGGCGCAGGGCTTGCGGCTGAAGCCTTCGGCCATCGGCAGGGTGAACGGGCAGGCGCGGTATGTGGCGCCGGGCACGTTTGCCGCCGCGCAGGCCATGCAGCAGCTGCTCGGCAACAAATTGGTGTATTTCTCGGCTTTTAACGACGATTACCACCATTCCGAAGACTATTTCCGGCGCAAGGGCAACCGCAGCTCCGGCACGCACGGGGCGGGTTTGGCCTTCGATTTTTCAATCCGCGACCCGCGCAAATCGGATGAAGTGGAACGGCAAATCCGGGCGTATTTCCGCGAGCTTGGTTTGTCGGAAAAAGATTTCACGCTGATCAATGAATACAAGCGGCCGAGTGCGGGGGCGAACGGCGGGCATTTCCACCTAAACTGGAATAATGCCCGTATTGCCGCGCAATTTGCCGGCGGGCTGGACGGCCGCGCCAAGGCGTTTGCACGCGGCGGGCTGTTTGCCGAGGCGGAAAAAGCTGCCACGCCCTACGAACGGATGTTGGCACGGCTGACACAGCAGTCGGAAAAGGCCAGCCTGCAGGCGCAGTTGTGGTCGGAAAACCTGGGCAAATCATTCAACCACCAGCTGGAATTGCTCGCCAGCCCGGAATATCAGAAATTCAGCACCACCGAGAAGCAGACCCTGCTGGCTTTGGCGCAGAAAGCCGATGCGCAGGAGCGGGTGAACAGCGTAACCGAGAAGTACAACACGTTGATTCAAACGTTGGCGCTGGAAACCAACAAGGGGTTTGAAGATAAGGCGTTTGAATTGTCGCTCACCGGCAAAACCGCCGACGAAATCGACCGGCTGCGGCTGGCCCGCGAATACGACCTGAAAATCCAGCAGGCGGTAGCCGACGGGGCCAGCCCGGAAATTGTGGACGGCCTGCGCCAGCAGAAAGAGGCGGCGGAAAAGGCGCGCCTAGAATTTCAGCGGCTGCGGCAAGCGCAAAGTGATGACTGGCTGGGCGGCATCAATGACGGCTTCACGCGCTATGCGGATTCCTTTAAAGGGATGCGAGAGGAAATGGCGGATGGGGTAACCGATTCGCTGGGCAGGATGTCGGATGCGCTGGGTACGTTTGTGGCCACCGGCAAGCTGGATTTCCGAGATTTCACGGTGTCGGTGCTGCAAGACCTATCTAAAATGCTGATTAAAATGGCGATTCTCAATGCCATGAAATCGGCATTTGGGGGCTATGCCGACGGCGGGGTGGTGGGCGGTTTGAAAAGCTTGGCGGTTGGCGGCTACACCGGCGACGGCGGCAAATACGAACCGGCCGGCATCGTGCATCGCGGCGAGGTGGTGTTTTCGCAGGCGGATGTGCGGCGCTTCGGCGGGGTGCATAGA